TATAGAATTAATACTTTCTGGTTCTGCACCACCTGTTGCAGATGCAACAGTAGTCACAGTAACTCCAGTTACACTATCTATAGAAGTTGGCGATGAAAATGTAGTAGCACCATTTGCAGCTGTTTTATTTGAAACCACATATTGCATTGTAACAATATTACCATCTGATAAACCACCACTTACAACACCATCTCCAAAGTAAACTTCAAATCTTCCTGCCTCTACTTCTTGTAAAAAATAAACTGTGCTAGAAGCAGAGAGTTGTGATATATCTGTTGCTTTTGTATAAGTTGTAGTTGTAGTATCTGTGGTTGATGTTTGAACTTTAACAGTAAGAGTTGATGTATCAGAGCGTGGGTCTGTAAGAATAAATCTCTGGTCAATATCACTAGAGTCTACAATATACTTTGTGGTAACATACGTTCCCTCATAAATATTAGTAGAATCAAAATTAACAGCACTACCAACATTACTGGCAGTAACATCAGAGATAGTTACAAACTGATAATTAGTTCCATCAACAGAAGCAGTAAAAGCAGTTCCTGCAGGCATTGTCTTTGTAGATGCATTAGTAGATAATACTACATTAACAGTTGCTATAGGTGCTCGTGCAGAACTCACCTCATATCCTAAAGTCTTAGCATGAGATACTGCACTAGATCGTAAACTTGAACTATCTAAAAACATTTCATTTGCAACCATGTTAGTATTGTATGCTAGATAGTGTGTATTGTATGCAAGGGTATCAAGAAGTATGTTCATACCAGAACCCTCAAAGTCATAGTCTTTAAATTGATTTTGATTTTTAAGAAAAACTTTTAAGTTATCTTTAATATTATCAAAGTCAAGTTCTGTAACTTTTAATCTTTTATCATTTACTGCCATTATCGTAATCTCTCTAACATAACTGATAAGTCAACTAATTCAGTAGGGGTATTCACGACATAAAATTCTATAGATACTTCATAAGCATTTTTATCTAGGTTTGGAATTGCTGTAACTCCAACCAATCTTGCTCTTGGTTCAAAGTTATTAATTACATCTTCTATTTTTCTTGCAAGTATTTGTGCTGTAATTGGAGTCATAAGTTCAAACAACATATCTCTAACACCAGATGCAATCTCTGGGTGAAAAGGTTTTTCGTAATGATTAAGTAATACCAGATTACGAATAGAACGCTTCACAGCTTTAACATCAGTTATATCTTGTATATCAGAGTTAGAAGATTTCTTACCAAAGAATAAATCTAGGTCTGTGTACTGTCTAGCATTTCTACTAGAAGTATTTTGTGTTGCAGCGTCATATAAGGCCAATTTGAAGACTCCTCATCTTTGTTTTATTTATAACGATTATCCTTTAAAATTTGGGTCTAATTTTTCTAAAACGATATACTTAACTCTCATTATAGTCATGTTTGCTGGGTTTGCTTGTTTTTCCCCATCATCATACACTTGTTGTGAAAGTTCAATTAACTTTGGGTCTTTACCATCTATTACATATTTAACACCATAATCATCACCACCATATTCATTTGGGTTATCATAAGCATAGAACTTAAACCCTCTCCTTTCTTTTTTCTCACCATAGTAAGGTCTTCCACGAACAGCTAAAATTGTATAAGGTTGTTGTTTTAATGTAAGTTTTGTCATATCATCAACTAGTTTTGAACCTTTCCTTTTAGCTAAAGTTGGAGTTAAATCTTTTGTATGAAACCATTCAGCAACTGTAACCTTTCTCATTGCAATACCTTTAATTGATATTGTTGATTTTTCAGTTTTCTTTACTTTCACAGTTTCCACTTGTTTTGTAACTGGATTTGGTTTAGTTACAGTTTCAACTTTTACAGTATTTTGAACCTCTGGCGTTGTAACCTCAATTACTTTTTGTTTTTCTCCTACTGATCCAGATGGAACTATTATGGGTTTATAATTAAGAGGATCAGCAAAAAGTTTTTTTCGTTCTTCAGCTGCAAGAGCTAAATCTGCTTCCATCTTTGCTTTAAAACTGTCTGATTTAATTGCATCAGTTGCTTTAGTTATATCTGCATTTATTTTTTCTGTTGGAAGATTAAGGGCTGTTAAACTATCTAATTTTTTTATTAAATTATTTATTTTAAATTCTGATTTTCTACTTACTGCATCTGTATTTGCGGAGATAACTGAAACAGCCTCTTTCTCTGGTGGCACCAAAGCTTGTTTAACTTCTACTGGTTTCTCTTTGATAAGTGTTATAATGTATTTTGCTTTTAATTCTAAATAAGTTCCAGTTGCTTTTGGAACTATAATCTTACCATTAAGTGAATAATTTATATTTGTAAAAAAACTTTGATTGGTCTTTTTACCTTGAACCTCTAAAATTTCTTTAGGTGTTTTTGATAAGGTAAGTGTGGCAGCATTGCTAACTCTATCTTCAACTTCTTCTGTAGTAACTCCAGTTCCAGAATTTGCTGCAGGTATTTCTATGTTTGGTGCAAGTGCACATACATCACCACCTGTTGCTAATTTTGATGTGGCATCTGTAACAAGTTTATCTAGTCCTAAACCTTTTTCTTTAAGTGTATTTCCAAAATCTTTTTCAAGTTCTGCTAGTTTATTATTAAAAGCTGCGATGCCTTCTATTGTGGTTTTATCAATGTCATTAATAAGACTTGTAAGTTCTGATTGAAAATTTACATTTGGTACTTCTGGTAAATCTAATGCAAGTCCATCAAGTCCAGCTTTTACATCAGTTAATGCTGTGTTAAATGCTGCAGCTGCATCTGATGCAGCTGCATCTAATTTTGCTGTAATCTCATTTTCTAAACTTTCAATCTTTAATGATGCTGCATTAAGTTCTGGACTTGCACCACATAGATTTGGAATATTGAAATTTGCCATTCTTAATCTCCTATGAATACAGTCGCTGACGCAGACTCAATTTTATTAGAACCATCTGAACCAGATACACCTGCTGGATCATCGCCAGTATCCACAGTATCATCAAGACGAGCAGCACCTTTTGAACCATTGTTAATATTAACACTATTTGTTGCTGTTGCTGAACCACCGCCAGAATCCATATCAATATCTGCTTCTGAAGTGATTGTCATTTTTGTTGCAGATTTCATATTTAATGTTGTACCTGATTTGATTGCCATAATACCAGATACAGTATCTATTGAAACATTATCAATTGCATTAAGTGTAAGCTTACCACCAGTTGTTGCTGCAAAGATATCACTCTTTGCAACTAATTTAAATTTACCATTGTTTATTCTTTGTTCATTACCCTCTGTAGTTACATCAACATCTGCACCAATACGACCTTTTACATTTTCAGTAATATTAAATGCATGACTACCATTTATTTCTTCTTCAACATTTCCACCAGACTCACCATACCCAACTTTTCTTCTAAAGTTCTTACCTATTTTTTGTGTATAGTTTCCCTCTACCTCTAAATGATAATCACCTTTTACAAGATGACGAACAGTACCGCCAATAGTTAAATTTACAGCACCCTCAATGTATACGTTAGAACCACCCATAATAATTTCACAATTATCACCAATAACTTTAACTGTCTTACTACCATCTGCAATTACTTCCTCATATGTTCCAGAACTATGTGAACGAAAAGTTCTTTCCCCGCCAGGTGTGTCATCTACTTCTGTAAGATGTCCAGACTCAGATTCAAAAACATGATTGTATGGATAAAGACCAGAGCGATATATTCCATAGTCATCTCCATCTTCGTTATTGTAATCAATATCTTTTGGATGCGGTTCATCAAAGTTTCCACGATCTTCTTGTACTGCTTCATCTGATACTGTTGGAAGATATGGTTGTGTTGCAGTTTGAACTTCAGTTTGTCTATTTGTTCTTCTTGCTATAAGTAAGTCATGTGATTCTGACATTTCTCCTTGTGCAAGTCTGCTTGTATCTGATTCTCCTAAGTCATGGCCTGATGGCATGTCTACTTCAAATCCATCTACTGGATATGGCCCATATGTTGGAGTTCCAGCATATTCTGGTTGTTCACTATAAGGACTACGAGGATCATTAAAACCTTTAGCTGGATTTGGAAGTTCATTTGGTTTGCCAGGCAGACTTCCAATAACAATAGGTTGTTGTTTATCTTTTGCGTCTGCAAAGAAGCCTACCACCCATGTTCCCTCAACTAGAAAAGATGGAGTATTACCTAATCCCTGCATAGACGGATTTGTCGTTGGAGCCATAACAGTAGCCCATGGTAAATCTTTTGTAGGAATGTCTGTTAAATCTTCTGTGTGAAATCCAAGACAACGTACACGAACACGACCCAAAGCATCTGGATCGTTTCTATCCTCTATAACACCAGTAAACCAAACAAAACCATCAAGACCCATAAAATAATTTTCAGACATAGTTAGACTCCTTACTGTGTTATTTATAAGGAATTATTTAAGTTTCATGTAAGTAAGATTTGGTAAATCT